GTGTGTTTTAACATACCATGGTAGCTTATAACTGCTGTTGCATCTTTATAATTTAATGTGCTCTTTTTAGATATCTTTTTTATTCTTCTTTTTAATCTTAAAAATGTAGTATCTCTTATAGTTGTATAATCTCTATAAAATCTTTTTCCTATAAAATCAATTGGCTCTGCGTCTGTCTTTGCTACTCGCCAATTCGATTTTAATGTTAAATTTTCTTTATTTATAAATTTTTCAATTTCATTTTTTGCTAAATGTATTTTCTTTTTGTTGTTTCCAAAAATTAACATATCATCCATGT